CATACTTGGTAGCATAAATGCCCATTGCATCGTCTGCTTCTAGCTCAGGCATTACAACAACGTCGTACTCCTCTTTGAGCTTGTTGATGACCCGTCTATATCCGCACGGTTTCTTGCGGTTTCGATGTCCTTTATATGCCGGATCAATTCGTTTACGGAAATTGATACTATCAGTAAAAAACAGAATAGAATCATCGAAGCATCCAAGATTATTTGCGACCTTGAATAGTTCTCTTTCGACCATGGCGTAGGCTTCGGTGAAGCGGGACTGGACGAGGATAACATCGTTTCCCCAGTCAACATCCATTTCGCAGGCAGCGCAGGCTTTGTAAACGATGTAGTCGCAGTCAATTAGTGCACTCACTTACCTTGACCTCGCCTGAGCTTACGCCCGTGCGATGGCTTACTACGCTTGCCGTTGCCTTGGCGGGTGTGTTTGTATTTAGCTTGGGATTGGAACTCAGTCCGACCCAATGCAGTTTTAGATTTGGTGGCCATTAGTGTACTTCACTCCAGTTTTCGCCAACCTGTGCTTCGGCGGCGATGGGGATTCTAAGATTGTAGTAGCGTCCAGCTTCCTCAGCTGAGCGTACCAGGGATGTTCGTAGTGCATCCACGTGTGATGGGTCGCACTCGAATTGGATTTCGTCATGTACAAAAGCTAGTTGTGAGCAGCACAGCTCACGTGTGCTTTCGTGGTTGATAAGCATCCACCGTTTCGCTAGTACTCCGGCAGATCCTTGGAGGAGGTAGTTGAGAGCCTTGTGGGCTCCATCAACAGAACAGCGGCGACCGTCACACAGGTTAATGTAACCAGATTCCGCCTTGGACTTAACCGCAGTAACCAGTTTCTCAAGTCCTGGTACCGCATCCATGTAAGCCTGGCGGATCTCTTTGCCCTTCTTCTTTGCTTGGGATTCAGTAAGTTGAGCATCGAAACTCTTTCCTAGTTTGGAATCACCTGCCCCATAGAGGAAGGCGTAGGTAACTGTTTTGACAGCCCGTCTGGAGATGCCAATTTTGTCGGCATTTTCTTGGTGAATGTCTCCGTGAAGGAGGACATCTGCGTAGCGACCTTCGTCATAGCGAGCAAGGTAGTGAGCGAGCATCCTAAGCTCGATACCGCTAAGATCAGCGCCAACCATGACCTGATTCGGGCTCGCTTTAAAGAGTTTTCTAAATTCTGCATCACTTGGTACTTGTGCGAGATTTGGTTTACGGTGGGCGCACCTAAAAGTGTTAGTTGCAACAGAACAGTGGTGGTGGATTCGGTTATTCGTAACAAGCTTGAGCCAGGCGTTGTCTCCTTCCGAGATCATTCCAAGCATCTTCGTTATCGTCAAAATCCGCAGGAACATCAAAGCCGTTTCCGACCCTATGTCCTTGAGAATTGGCTCGTCGATAATAGGTTTGCCAGTTGCAGTTAGCTGCGTTGGCTGCCAGTTGTGAAACGTTTTTAGAATCCATGCAATATGATCACGTGAGGAAGGATTGAGTTCTTTAAGGCGCGTGAATGTGGCACCTGCTACATATCCTTGGGTCTTGTTAGGTCGCTTAGGAGTAAACTCCGATCCTTTGACGTAAGGATGCCTGTTTCGTAGTAACTCACAAGTTTCTTCCAACTCTCGTTGGAGAGCAGATGTAAGTTGCCATGCAGCAGGCTCGTCAAAATACCATCCATGTATCTCCTGTTCTGTAAGGATTTGTGCTACCCGATGCTCTAGCGTGAGCCAGTCAGGTAGGGGTGGAAGTGGTTGCATAATTTCTTAGTCACATTAACGTCTTGGACACAATAGTCCTGCATCTCTTGTGACCATTCTTTCCAGTTGGTATCTTTACCAAACGTGCCTTTGGCTTCATTCAATCTGTAACCGTAGGCTTCCAGACTGTGACGACCATACAACTGCATTGGCATACCTTTCCAGTTGCGTCGTGAGTCAAGCACGTACAAGTCAGCGTGATACTGACGAGACAAGATTAGTGTATCAACAATCTCACCTTTCGGACTGAACCATGGGTAGAGTTTTTTGATAGCAGGTATGTCATACCCTATGATGTTGTGTCCGATGATCTGATCAGCTTCTTCCAGTCGGCTGATACCACGAACCACTGGCTCGGTATTACCCTCGTCATTGTAACAAAGGGTTTGATCAGCTTCGACATCATAGATGACCAGACAATGAATGCAGGAGAGATCATGCAACAGTCCGTTTGTTTCTATGTCAAAGATTAGGGATGTCATTCCAGTGACGAATTACACCAGCTACGATAAATAAGTTTGTCACAAATATAAGCCCATTAAACAGAAGGTTGTACGTTAGCAGCCTTATTCGCTGCAGATCCCTTCCATTGGTACGTTTTGTCTTTGAATTGTGCCTTCTCAACTGCTTCAGGAGTGGGAGGATTAGGACGCTTAAAAGTCGGTGGTTGCATCGAACTCTGGTTGGGGTTGAGTTTCATTGAATTTACAGGTGGATAGATCGTAACTTAGATTGCACGCGACGCCAACTTCGCCTGAATAGCGATTTTTAAGGACTCGCACTGTCGTATCACTTCCTCCAGTTGCGGCCTGTTGGTCTCTTTCGAGTGCAATAACTCCGTCAGAGAGCTGCGCAATTGCTGCACTTCCCCGCAGCTGTCCCAATGTAACACGTGCACCCTCCTCATGTGGTGTATCAGTTGATGTACGTCTGAGGTGGGAGACGAGGAACATGGCAACACCAGTGCGTTCAACAAGGGAGCGGAGGCGTGTCATGGTTGTGTCAATCATCCGTCTCTCATCTCCATCCAAACCAGACAGCAGGATAGACAAGTGATCAAGGAAGATAACACGAGCATCTAGACCAGTAGCCAGATACTCTATTCGGTTGTAGATAAGGTCAGGATCAAAAGAACCAAACCCGTCAAACAAAAAGAGATTCCAATTAGCAAGGGTGTCATCGTATGCTTTAACAAGCGTTTCACGATCGTGTTCGCCAAGGTGTAGGGACTTGCCTACAGCAGCGGACATCAGTCCAAGTGCAGTACGTCTGTTGGACTCTTCAAGAGCCAGGTATCCAACCCGTTCTCCTTTGTTAAGAAGGTCAGTTGCAAGTTCACGACAGAACGAGGATTTTCCGATGCCAGATCCTGCAGTAATCGTGACAAGCTCGCCATATCGGATCCCGTGCAGTTTGTTTTGTATTCCTTGAAACGGATAGTCATGATCTGCAGGAGGTGATGGTGTAGTTACAAGTTCGAGCAGGGACTTGCCATCAACAATACCATCAGGACGGTACGGTGTGGCGTTCCAGATAGCCTCTCGGATCAGCTGCTCATCGTGCGCCTGGAGCGCATCTGAAGCATCCTTATGTACTTCCAGTCGTGCAATCTTCGTCTTGCCAGGTGGAAGGACGCTTGCTGCATCCTCCGCTGCCTTACGGCCAGCCTCGTCATTGTCGAAGAACAGGACAATCTCCTCATAACCCTGGAGCCATGGGATAGCCCGTTGAATCGACTTCTTTGCCGATGCTGCACCGCTAGGTAACGATACCATCGGCCACCCCGGCATAGCTTCCTGACAACTAGCGGCGTCAAGTTCGCCTTCGGTGATAACGACTCGCTTTCCAGTGGCTGGAAATAAGTGTTGTCCAAAGAGGGTTCCAGGGACATTGCCTTCGTAGGTGAATAGTTTGTCTTTTGTTTTGCTTTTGCATCCCTCTAGTACACCAGACTCACTGAAGTAATAGAAGCGCAACACCTGACCGTCCTTGTGGATGTGGTATTGCTTGCAAACTTTCTCTGAGATGCGTCGTTTTTGCAGCCGTTCGGCTGATCCACGCATCGTAACTGCGGTGGTCATTTGATGAATGTGTTCAACAGCATCTTCTCCAGGTGTGTAGGTATTGCATGAGAAACAAAAGCTGTGACCATCAGAGTAAAGTGAATTAGCATCTGATGATCCACAGCTCAAACATGGCTCATGTCTTACAAATTCGCTCTCGCTCATTTGAGCCAGTCAATAGGAATTGATTGATAGTGACACCAAGGGAAACCAGATTTCTCTGCCCACTTGGCATAGGTTGTTTTAGATCCTTTGTAGATCTTGTTAAATGGTGCTTGAAAGACGAAGCGAATATCTAAGTCGGGATTGCTCTTCTTTACTGCTTTCATCTTCCTGCGGTCTTCGCTCGTCAGGCGACCTTTCACTTCGAGAAAGATACCATTCGGTAAAAGAAAGTCGGGGATGTAGTTGCATTCGAGAACGTATGCGAGTT